CTTGCATTCTTAAAAATTTATCTTTTAACCCGTTGCCACTTAAAGATGCTATTACCTCAACCAATGTTTTGTAACTATTCTCTAAGCCTTTTTGTTCTAACTGCATTCTTTTTTGCTGATCTATTAGCTTTACTATAATAGACTCAACTCTACCAAAACTTTCCCTCATTTCTTTAGAAAGTTCTTCCTGTATGTACTTATTTTGCTTTTGTATAAACCACCAAAATGCTGCAGCTACTACAAGAGGGACTCCGTACTGTTCTAATATTTGTAACCAATCCATCATTAACCCTCAATTAATTTCCCCCATAATGTTGTCTTTCCTTTTATTATTTCAACAACCTGCACATTGAAATTGCCATTTTTAAAAAAATCTACAATAGCAAATCCGTGATTCCAGTTAGTTAAACTACCTCTTAACCAATCTTCATCTGCTTCTATATCTTTTAAGCATCCTAAACTCCAAGCACTTATTGTACCACCTCGATGAGTTTTAGTATGTCTTTGCAAATCGTGTGTATGTCCATACATAATACTTTCACCATAGACATCTAAATGTTTAAAAGAATGATATTTAGAAGTAAACTTTCCGTGAGTAAAATTAAGTTTTCCTATTTTTAACCCTTGCTGCCTATTGTATGGATGATAATCATACCCTCTTTCTTTTAAATTTAAAGCATTGTATGTCATATATCTATCTAAGTAAGGATACCTAGTAACAAATTTATCTAACCATACTTCATGATTGCCTTGAACAAAATGTCTTTCTTTGCAATCGACTTTATCTAAAACCTTATCAATTTGATCCATTCCTTTATTAACTGCCTCGACATCTTTATCAAGCAAAGGAATTAAATCTTCCATTGGTTTAGCAGAACGTCCTTTCCAGTAATGAGTACTAAAGTATTCCCATTCACCAGTATCACCCAAGTCAATATAAGTATCAGGTTTTACTATTTCTATTGCTTGACATACTATATTCATAGCTTTTTGATCATGCAACGGAAAGTGTTTGTCTGGTGTTACTATTGCTGTTTTTACAATCTTATTCATCGTTAGCCTCCATAAAATGTTTAATAGTTCCTTTTCCAAGGTGAGTATTATATACTCGTTTCCAACATTCAGCTTGTGCTTTTAAATCATTAGCTTTTGGTAGTGGATATTTGTCTCTTCTATATTTTAAGCGACAAAACGCTGCTTGTAAAGCAATACTACTCATTACCCTTACTTGCATATCCCTTTTATCAAAACCTAGCGATTTGAGGCGTTTTTCGAGCTTAGGACGATATTTCACGTAATTATCTATTATGTCAATAAGCGTTGCAGGTTCTACTTGCCAGAACCCAATTGCTGGTCCACCTCCCATTTGTTTTAAATGCCTATATCCTGTTTCAGCATTCCCTGTTTTGTAGACTAAGTCTACTGCGTCTTCTGAATAGAGATCCATTTCTTTTAGACTCCATTCAATAATTTCCCTAATCTGTTTTTTCATTGTCTTCCTTTATCATTTCTTCAAGTAATTCTATTGCCCCTTGTAGCCTTTGATAAAAGATTTCACATTCTTTTAATTGTTTTTTTAAATTAACTAATCTTTCTTCTTTAGTTAAGGCTTCCTTTTTCCCCTTGTTTTTCATAACTCTCCTTTAGTTTCTTATTGATGAATGAACCCATTTTTCAGGTTCATCTCCTAGTAATTTGTGATACTCTTCTTTACTTAATACGGTATAACTATTAAATATTTCTGAAAGATTACCGCATATAATACCCATAGTATCATTATTATCGTTGCAGTTTCTGTAGTCAATAAACTCTGATTTCATTTCTTCCGTAACTTCATTTTTAGGGATTATTATAAAATATTTTTTCATTATTTCATTCCCCTAGAAGATATAACAGGAGCCCCTACTGCAGTCATAGTCAAACCTCCTGTACCACCTGTATCAGAAGTTGTACCACTTGAATAACTAGCAGGTGTTTTTTTACTAAAATCCCACAAATGCTCAGGTTCATCAACACTTAAATCAGAATAATTTTTAAATCTAACAGCATCATGATAATATCCGTCAAGGTCAGCTCTAGCAGTAGTTGCAACAGAAGTATGATTAAATCCTGTTAATTTCATTATATCAGAATCAGCTAAAGCCGTATTCCATATAGCTACTTTATGCATTAAAATTGTACCTTGAGTAAATGCAGCTGAATTATAACCTCCGAAATTGTTGTTGTTTCCAATTTGAATATTTGTTTTACCAGATATTTCACCTAAATCAGCAACATCGTTATTGCCCTCTGTATATTGTATGGCATTGTTAGAAATAACCATGCTTTGCATTTCATTAGTAGCTCCAGATTTAAATCTTACTACATAACAAAAATGAGGACATCCTTCTTGCTTTTTAATATCTCCGTTTGTATTATAACCCCATCTAGATACTTTTTCAGCATTAGTTGCCAATGTAGTCCCCACTCCACTTCCATCAGCCATAATTACCTTATTATTTGTTTGCCCTGCTCCATAAGTAGGATTATGCTTCGATAAATTCTCAGGTGATATTTGAAATCCTGTATCATTAGTTTGGTCTGCTATAGCATGAAGTAAAGTTGGTATATTATATCCAGTATATATTGGTTTAACAGCAGCATAGCTGCAATTTATTAAAACAGTAACATTAGCTAAGCTATCTAAACTTGTAGAACTTCCAGCTATATCATGAGTCCAGTAAGTAGAAGTATCGAAAAAATATCCTTTCATATCAAATGCTGTTCTGTCAGAATTTGTGACTTTTAATCCTAAGCCTAACATTATTTACCTATGTAAAGATTAACTACACCAGTACTTAAATCAACTTTAGTCCATCTACCATACAATACTAATCCTGCAACAAACGTTGTAGATGTACCAACTTTATCTCCAGTAAGATATACTCCATTAGTAGAATCATGCGTATCATCGTTAGTAGATGTTGTATCAAAACATTTATATGGGTCTTCTGCTTCTAAAGCTGCAAATGTGCAATCTTGTATTACTTGTATTGCAATTACTACTTCATTATTTGGTAATCCAAAAAAAGCTTCAGTACTATCTAAATGTGCGCTTTTTCCTTGTCCTAGTTGAAAGTTCTGTGCTTCTTGAACTGTTAAATTATGTATATCATGTGCCATTATTTACCTCCTACCCTAAGCACTGGCAAGTGCGTGAACGGGTTCGTTGTTATTGTTATTTTATTGCATTTGCTCCAGGGATAATCATTCTTACTCCTGAAACTTTGCTGTTATTATGTTTTTCTAGTTGTCTTGTAAATTCTTTGTAATAATAATCTTTCATATCCATTTTACCAATATCTTCAAATAATCTTGATTTTAAATAAGATACTAAAGCTTTTTGTAAGTATACTGGTAAATCTACATTATAAGATTCATCTTCCATAAACGATACATTTGTAGAATATTGAATTCCGCTTTCAAAATTAACAGATGTATTATCAGCATCTGAATAAGGAGTTTCTGTATATATTACATCTACAGTAGAATTAGCAGCTATTTTATGAATTCCATTCCATCTTCCTGCGCTAAATAATAAAATATATTGACCTATATATGAACTCCAATCTATGCCATTGCTTAAGTCAAATCTAACATTACCAGTAGCTCCTGCTCCTTTGTAGGACACAGGCTGTGAAGAAACTCTGCTTCCAGAATTTAGTTCTTTATATTCTGGAGAATATGAATATTGTAATTCTATACCTTGGTCTATAGCTTCTAATGGTGATTTCCATTGAAATTTATCAGAGCCTGGACCATAATCTCTTGAATTAGCATCGTTATCAAATGAAGTATCTCTTTGAACTATTGCTATTTTATTACCTTCTATATAATATCCGTATTCTTTTGCTTCAGCCATTTATACTCCGTCTGCGTCTTTAATTAAAGGATTATGTATTAATCTAGGTACACTTCTATATTCGTCTTTACTATTAAAATGATTCTTTACTCTTACATCTTTTACTTGTAAAGCTTCATTAGGAATAGCATACAATCTTTTATCCTTTGTAATATCATGCCTAGATGTTTTTAAATGAGTTTCTGAAATTAAATTAATTTCTTCTAACCCATCTTTAATATAAGCTAATCCTCTACCAGTTTCTGATATTCCTGCTCTATCCATTATTTGTTTAATAGTCATTATAACTCCTATAATTCTATTATTGCATATTCAACTGATTGTGTACCTGAGCTAGAATCTGCCCATAATTGAGTTAAACCTGCAGTTTTTAATATAGTAGATTCACCTCCATATAATCTACACAAATTATCGTCTGCTGTATTTTGACTACTTTGTATATCTATATATAATGCATTGTCAGTGTTTAGATTTTTAACAAATATCCATCCATATGTTCCTACATCTAAATCAGTCAACTGTTCTCCAGCTGCTGTAATATCTTTAACTCCTGTACTCCACGCATCTCCAGTCATATCATCCATAAATGATTCGGTTCTTGTAAATTTAGCGCCATTTTTTTCAGCAGTAATAGATAAACTAATCTTTACTTCATTTGCCATTTATTGTCCCTTTCCTTGGTTAGAACTCTGTTGTTTACTTGATAAATTACCCATTAAAGCAAAAGCATCATTATAATCTTTAAGCAATGCAGAATATCTACTACCAAGCCATTCGTATTTTTTAGTACTCTTTGTAATTACTTCGTATTGAAATCTTTGAACTTCCTTGACAACTTCTTGTTCATACTCTGCAACTTCTTGAGAATATAACTGTATGTCTCTAGCCCCTTTATCGTTTTTACTTCTAATATTTTCTATTTCTATTTGTAAGTCAGCTTGAAATTTATTATTAGCTTCTTCAAATTTAGTTTTTTCTAATTCTAATTTTAATTGAAATTCTTTCATTTTACCATCTATTTCACTCATTCTTGCTGCTAACATTTCACTATCTTCTTCTACAGAAATCCAGTTATTTGTATCAACAAAATCTAAGTGACTAAAAGTAGGAGATGTAAATTGAGGAGTTATGTATTGGTTTAAATTCCCTTCGCTTTCAAGTACAGAAGGTGCATTTGGTAATGCAGGAGCATTAAATACTCCCATTTCTTCTTCTACTACTGAGAACTGTCTAAAGATTAATTTAATAGATGCATATAAAGGTACTAAATGCTCATATTCATATGGAAAATGTTCCACACTTTCTGATGCGTATGTAAGTTCTTGATCATATGCAATTTGAGTTAAACTAATAAAATCTGATGTTGATGGGTCAGGAACTACATTTAATGTTCCATTTAATATATAATATCCAGGATTATATGCTGACCTATAAGATAAACTATCCTTATCTGTAGCATTATATCTTTGTGAAGTATCTATAATATCAGCTTTACGTAATTTATTATCTGAAGCAATAAATTGATTTCTCATTACTGATAATATTTTTCCATTTACAACTAAACTATCATTAGAACTAGATACAGTTGTTGTAGTGAATTTAACCATATCACCTGGACTGATAGTGCTAACTCTATTAACTATTTCTCTTACTCCATCTCTTAACCACTGTGTAACCATTGGTTGTTCAGATGTTCCAATATCAATCTTAGTTAAGTTTTCTATCTGTGTTTCAAATGTTGCCAATTTTTCCTTCCTCTCTAAGGGATTGACTTCCCGTGAATGAGATTATTGTTAAATTCAGGAACTGCGACTACAGGGAGGGGAAGCTCTCCGCAGTCACAGCCCCCAAATGTTTACCAGCTATTATTCACCTATAACGTATTCTAACCACACGTTAAACTTACCAGACTCAACAACTTGGCTTGCTATAGTAGCAGTAACAGCTCTTGCAGCAGTAGTTTTAACAGCAGTACTTCCTGTAGAATCAGGTATAACGTCATGTATACCTGCATCCCATATATTACCACCTGCTGAAACAGCAGTTGCAGTAACTATATCGTTTGCACCTTCTACAGATATTGCAATTGTGCCAGCATCAGTGCTTGCAGTTGTACATGTTGTAACTACTTCAATAAAACCACCAACAATGATAGCGTTATCAGGTATAGTTACACCAAGGTCAATTGCACTTATAGCACCACCGTCTACAGCAAAGTCATACTCAGCTTTAGCCCATCTACTTAAAGACATAGGACCATCAGCTGGTTCAGTATTACTAGCATCTAACATATTTAACTCTGCTAAACTAACTGTAGTTGCTGAAAGCTCTTCTATCTTTTGTGCCTCAGCATCAGTTACTTGACTATTAGGATTATTAGCTATCCAGTATTTATTAGCCATCTAGTTAACCTCCTATACTGATGACAATGCGACACTGCCGACATTCTCAACAATAGTACCCACTCCAGAATTATTAAAATAAAAACAAATAAATTCCTTCGGAGCATTAAAAGTTAATGTATTATTAGTACCGTCCCAAGTGCCATCTGTGATAGTAACTGTATGAGCATCTGTACCACTCGAACTCATATCAATTACAGTAACAAATTGACCTTTCCAGTCAGTACCTTTAACACCAGTAACAGCAATAACTCCAGAGCCAGCACCAGCTATTTCAATACATCTAACAAGACTGCTATCGATAGTGCCAGTTGCAGATATAGATCCTAAGTAAGAACTTTTATCAGCAACCTTTGCTAATTCACTATCAGCTTTATTTTGTCCATATAATGGATTTGCCATAATTTAACTCCTTTCTTAAGCTTTAATCCACACAGCATGAGATTCAGGCATCTCCCACTGCATACCAGCTTCAGTTAAAATCATGTCTACTCTTCTGTCGACCCCAGAGTTTTCAAGTGTTTGCACACCAACATAGACGGACGTATCTCTATTTAAACCATTTCCAGCAAGTGGTCTATATGCACAATGTTTCATATTAACACCTAGCATTGAAACATTAGTTCCATCTAAGTGAATATTTCTAACAACATTCATATCACCGTATACTGTTGAAATAGTTGTAGTATCTAAGCCAAGAACCTTTTTTCTACCTGTTACAGCTAAATCAGCTCTAAAGTTAGTTGAAATTTCCAAATTATTTTGGAAGTATCCACCTAATTTATGTAACCAATTATAAACTTCAGTTGAACAGAAGAATACAGTTGCTTTGCTATTATTGTATCTTGGATCTAACAAGTTAGACAAGTCATCTAGGAAATCATCAGCTGTTTTAGTACCAATAGCTAATGAGAAACTATTTCCATAAGTTGACACCCAATCTATAGCACCTTGAGTGTAATTAACACCACCAGATGAATATTGAGAGCCGAATAATAAAGATTGCTCAATATCAAACTTATGCTCAACTAGTTTTTCTTTCCACACTCTAGCCCACTCATTTGCTTCATACTTAAGAACCGTAGCTCTTGCAGTATTTGTCATAGCGCATGTAGTTTTCCAGATTTGTGTTTGACCTTGTCCAGTTGTGTATGGCTGATCTTTCCAAGTTTCTGGGTAACCAGAACCTTCTGCGAAAGCTGAACCAACAACGTAAGATCTTTTAGGCTCTATTTCATCATGAATATTCATTGCATGAATATCTTGTGCATTAATTGCATCAGATGCACCATGATAAGCAGCAAGTTCTATAGCAGCAGATTCACCTTTTACAATAGTGGTTCTACATACAACCATTTCACTTACTGAAGTAGAGTCTACAGATTCTACTTTAGCTACTACATAACCATCAATAGAAGAAATTTTTCCACCACTGAAAGTAGCACTTGAAGAACCGTAAGGAACTTTTATTAATTGACCTGGAATTAAAAAAGTAGGTTGTGTTCCAGCAGCTCCTACTTGTACTTTTCCAGTTGCTTGACCAAACACGTTTCCTCTATTTCCAGCAGATAAATAATCTCCCATGAAACCAAAGTAATATGTGTCTCCAGCATCTAATAACCCTGAAGCAACAGTTGCCTCATCAGTTACTGCAGCAGGTGCACTTGCACCGTGTGCTGCTACATATGCATAACGCTTATGCCACGAAGGTCTCTTCTCAGTAAACTTAAAACTTGGATCATCTGTAGATTTCTTAGCTACCTTACTAACAAATCTAAAGAAAGGATCTTGAGCTATATTAAGCTCAGATACTCTATCACCAAAATTAAACTTTCTACGAAGATCACCAGTATCAAGTCCAGTTCCGTGTCGGGAACCAGATGTGACACCATTCGTCGCATTAACGTCTGAATAGTTTTCTAAGTTAAATATATCAGACATTTGACCATCTCCTTTTAACCATCACTCAGCTGCACTTAATGTGCCTTCGGTCAGGTTTGCTTTTATTAAATTACGTTCGGAAGATGATCTATCGAAGCATCTACCCGAACAAGTTATCTACATCTTCATCAAGACCAGCCATTTGGTCAAACAACTTATTATCAGGTGTTTGATTTGAATCGCCTTGATTGTTAGAGTCAGAAGCACTTGCTGGGATGTTACGTACATTTTTCATTTGATCAAGCATATCTTTCTTGGTATTGTTAGCAATGTTTTTAGCTTGCATATCTTTATTAATTAAATAATATGCATCATCTAAAGTCATTGTTTTTTGAGATGCTGCTTTTTTAAATAGCTCAAATTTCTCATTAGACATTTTATGTCTAGCTTTGAAATCCTCTTCTTGTTTTTTATACATGAATTGAGCTTGCATTTTTTTAGCATTCTCTTTTTCTCTACCCATCATTTGATTAACTCTACCTTGAACTATTTTGTCAATGTGTGCATTCTGAACTTTTGCTGAGTTAGACTCAGGGTTTTTTAAAGCTTCATCTGCATCAAATTCAAAATCTTCAGGAAGATTCAATTGATTTGATATACCTGCTTCTGGCTTACCGCCACCTTGCAAATATGTACGAACATGATCAACAAGACCACTGTCTCGTTTCATTGCTTCGAGAACTGGAACAAAAGGTTTTAAGTCTTTCAGCTCATCGTTCATACGAACAGCTTCTCTACTTGAATCTTTGTACCTCTGTTTATAAGGATTGCTCTCGTCATCCCAGTCAGTCGAAGTGCCATTAGATGTATCTTGGGTTACCTGTTCAGGGCCAACATCTTGCTGGGTTACTTCTGGTTGTCTAGCTTCTCCATCTGTCTGCATTCCATTTACAGAATGCTCTAGTTCGGAAAAGAAGTCGCCTGAGTCAAAAACAGCCTCTTCAGCCTTAGCTGCAGTTGCTGGAATTGAGTTACCTGCTTGTTCTTCTGCCATTATTTCTCCTTTTTGTTAAGAAATTTGTATGTAATCTAATTACTTTCATCCTTTGGAGTCAAGTCTTTTATTAAATTATCTGCTTCCATCTTAATTCTTTGCTTTTGTAAGTTTGCATTATCTCTAAACATTTTCTGTGCAAGTTTTTGTTCTGCTTCGGTTTCAAGATATTGTTTTTCTAATTTAGAACCTACTTGAGATTTTTTCTTAGTTAGTTCTACTTCAGCTTGATTTACTTTATCTTTTATACCTGCTTGTACTAGTTGTCTTTCTAGAGTCTCAATTGTTCCAGATTGTTTTTTAAGTTGACCTTCCATACTTTGAACTTGTCCTTGTAATTGAGAATAAACACTCTTTCTTTTAGCTATTTGTTCTTTATTTCTTAAATCAGTTTCTGCTAAAACGGCTATATCATCTACAATACCCATTTGCATCATTTCTTTTAATTCAGAAATATATGCCCATCTATTAACTGGCATTGTTGAACCAGCTATAATTCTAACATCAAACTTAGCAGAACTATAATCTTTAATTTTACCTATAGCTTCACCTAAGTCATTATATATTGGAATATTAATTTCTACTTGTCTTTGTTCTTGTAATGCGCTAGGCTGAACAATTCTAAATGTTTTTTGTGCAGTATATACACTCTGTGTAAATTGCTTAATTACTATTCCTAATTGCTTTAACCCTGGTTCTAATGCATTTTGCATCCATTGTTTAATTCTTCTAGTTCCATACTCGTCCATTGCTAACATACCTCTATATGTTTCATGCTGAGAACCAGTATCTCCCATCATAGATGAATATATACCTGCTAAATACTCCATATCTGATTTAGAGTTTTGAACAATATTAAAAAATGCACTATTTAAAGGAGCAGGTTGAATAGGAGTAGGTGCTTGTGCACCTGGTCTTACTGGTAATAATGCTCCAGGAGCTGAAGAATATTTTTCCCAATAATCTGTATCTATAGAACCTTCTTCATGTAAAAATCGTAAAGAACTACCTAATGATGCATTGTGAACTAATAATTGATGTGCTTTATTAACTTCTCTTTGTTTACCCATTAAAGGTGAAACAGCACTAATAGGATATGGGGTTCCTGTCCATTTATAATGAAATGGAACTAAAGGATATTCTGTTATTCCTTCAGGTAATATTCTTTCATATAACATTGTATCTCCAGCAGTACAACATAACTTTATTCTATCTCCATAAAACTCTACAACTTCTACTATAGTATTTGCAAACTTAGCGTCTTGAATAATAACTTTATATTCTTTATCACTAATAACCATATTTTGAACAATAGTAGCTTGTTGTTGTAATTCAGCTGTCATTTGCTGTTGAGCTTGCTGTAATTGCTGTTGCATACCCTGTTGTAATTTTTGTATTTCTAATTCATATCTTTCAGGTATCATTTCTCCAGACTGAACAGCTTGCTCCATAGACTTTTGCTGTTCTAAGAATTTAACTTGAAGTTCATTAGCCATTTCTTGCATTTGAACTTTAACTTGCTGTTCTATTTGTTGAAGAACCTCTTTAGTTAAAGGTTGTTGATAAAATACATTAACATATTTAATTTTAATTTTTTCATAAGTTTCAAAAAATTCTACAACTTCATCTCTTTCTGCTTTTTTATTTGGGCTTTCATCTGTATCAATATCTTTATACCCAAAATCTTTCATATACTTATCTCTAGACTTTTCAGAGTAATTATAATCATTATCATTTAAACTACTTGATTTTCTAATTTTTGCTGCTAAATCAGGGAATACTTTTAATAAATGAGATTTAGGTAGTATTTTTCTAAGCATTACAAACGATGCATCTCTAAATAATATATCTCTAGATTTAGGGTCAATAAATATATCAAATGGTTCAGGCTGTTTAATAACTACATCTCCCATACCATGATCAGAATCTTGGTCTACAGTAACATGCATGTAACCAACACCTTTAGTCACAGCATCATTAACACAATTAGCATAAAGAGAGGACCCATCAGAAAGGTCCCATATATAATCGGCCATGTCAGAGAATACAGCAGCAACATCAGTATCGCTACCATCTACTCCAACAGCTTGCCATCTAGGTTTGTTTGCTGTGGCGTAAAAATTTAACATTTCTACTACAGGTAATATGCGGTTTATTGTGAAGGTGGGCATACCTTGTTCTTCTAATGCGACCCTCTCTTCATCAGTTAATTGGTTATCATTTGCAAAGTCTACACCTTTTTGATTAATATATTCCCATTGACTTCTATTTTCTCCGTTTGCAATATTAAACATATCATGTATTCTTTGTACTGCTTTTGTCATTTTTTTAGCCATTATAATCCTTTATTCTAAATCCATTAATAATTTTTTTATCAATCATTATTTTAATTCTTCTAAATATTCGTATTGTTTTAATTTTTTCTTCAATTTAAGTTTTGCATATAATTTGTTACCTTTTGCTACTTTTTCAATTTGATTTTCAAGAGCTATTCTACTTCTAGCCATATCATATATTTGTGATATAGGTCTGTTAGTATTTAATTCTTTTTTTATTACATCAGATGCTTTATTGTACAATTTTATATTGCCTTGTTTTTTAGGTAGTTTTCCAATTTTTTGGATATAATTTTTTGCTAATTGTAACCCTGGTTTCCCTAATTTAAAAATATTTTTTATTGAACCAGCAGCTCCTATAGGAGTTACGCCCATTGCTATATCTAGCAATTCTTCTTCTGATAGCATAGACTCTATAATTTTATTTTCAATCATTATTTTCCTTCCTTATATTTATGCATTCTTTGTTTCATATTTTCTCCTATGCTGTTATCCAACTTCTAGCTTTTGGCTTATTCTTAAACCAATTTCCCTTTTTATTTTGCTGCATAGATTTAGGTGGATGTGCATGTTTACAAGCATATGCCAACGCATCTATTGTATCGTCATGTCCCATTCTAGGACCAAATGTTAAAACTTCATGTTGCAATTCATAATGATCTTTTTTCATATATACACTTTTTATTGCAAATCTTTGTGCCAAAATTTCTTGAATTCTATCACGTTTCGACATCCTTGTACCAGGTTTTTCAGCGCAGTATTTAACTCCAAAGTCGTTCCTTCTACGCATTTCTGATACCAACGATTGGAAAACTGGCTTGGACATACTCGTGTCCTCAACAACGTATAAGGAAGGATGATAAATTTTGTTATACTCAAACATATAATCCACAATACCTTTTTTGTTATCGCCAGGAATCCCCAAAACAGGAATAGACCTTTTTCGCAAATAATCAAGAACATATATATTATTAAAGGCATCAACCGCCACAAAAACAAGAACGGAGAAATCAGTATCACGCCTAACGCTATCAGTAGCAGGATCGACCCCCGCAAATACATTAACTGGAATTTCTCCATCTTTATCTGTGATAAGATATGAAATACCTTGTTCTTCATCATGTCTAAACTTCCCCTCATAAAATATTATATGCTCCCTTGTAAATATTGCATCGTCTTTAGACTGGACTTCCATCATATATTCTTGATAGAATTTTTGTGGCTGCCCAGAGTCTGCATAAAACTTTTTCTTTCTTGCCATCTCTTTTTCACCAAACCAACTAGGCCAAAGAGGTGTGCCATCATCTTGAATGGCTTTATAGGTTATAACATCCCAACTATATGGGTTACCTTTTTTCTTAGCTTGCTCATTACCAATGAGAATATTTTGTATAAAGGAGTCAAAGTGAACAGGAGTACCATTAATCCTAAGCCTACCAGTACCAGGCTCAAGAGCAGGAAACACAACAGCCGTAACAAGATTGCTGATTTTAGCACGAGACTCTGGCGTAACGGTATTATTTTCATCTTCAAAGTCATCAAGTACGATAAGGTCGTATCTTTTATGAAGTTTAGCACCTCCCCTAATTCCTGAAAGGTTGGATTTACTAATAAGTTTGCAACCGTTTTTAAGCTCAATATCATCTTCAGTCCACTTTCTTCCCTTTAAATTACCGAAATAATACAATACTTTATCATTATATTCCAAGTGATATTTAATATAATCAAGATTAGGTACGGATATTTTAGAAGAGGCTGCAACCCAACCATAAAACAGTGGATCTGTTGCAAAACAAAAATCTTGCATAATATTGCATTTTGTAAGCACAGTTTTTCCATGACCTCTGGGAAGTATTACTCCTACTTGTTTTTTAGATAAATCTGATATTGTATCAGCTACTTGATAATGGAAAAAAGGTGTTTCAGAACGCATATAATCATCAGGTAAAAATAATTTACCAAATGCAATCATATCATTCTTAGCTAACTCTAATGCTTGTTCTTCTTTTGATACGTTGTGTAAATTAATATTGCTCAATTTGCAAATGTTCCTCTAATATTAGTGGAAACCTACCATACATATTTATAGGTTTAGCGCCTATATACTCCATTAATTCTCCTTGTCCCCCATAATCATCTCCTGCAAAATCCCATACATCAGCTAGTGCAACATAGTATTGACCATTTTTTTCTTTACCAATGCTCCAGTTTTGTCTACCCATATCTATTGAACTATACTTAAAAACATCATCTTCATTTAATTTAATTGCATCACCTGTTTTCATTCGTAAAATTTTATTTAATAAGGCTCTATCTGTTTTAATTCCATCAAAAGATACATACTCTTCTACATCATATACAGGTCCAGGACTAAATCGATAACCTTTAGAAGGACTTTTATCGTGCATTTTTAATCCTTGGCTTTCAGGAGTAACGTCACCTAAATATATACTTAATAAATCTGGAGCAGAATTTACATTATGCTTCTCTAACTGTCTTTCATAAAATCCAGGCACCATTAAATCAGTAATATCTTGTGTTTGACCTCTGTAAGTGCCTCGTTTATTAAATATTAAATCGTCTAAATTAGTCAAGCCAGTCAATGTATTCCCAATTAAAGCAGTAGCATAATCGCTGCCTATTAATCCTGCTTTATTACGTAAATATTCTAAATCTTTTTCTGATGTTGCATTTTCTTTAACATAATCCATTAAATTACCACCAGAACCAATCCCAGTAAATTTACTTAATTGATCCATAATGCCAGATTTAACTAATCCAAGTATTCCTACGTTTCTTTCTTCTTCCATTACCATTTTCCTATTGGACATTTAGCATGTGCTAATGTCGTTTTAATTTTCATAAAACATCCGCATTGTGTGCACCTAAATTTTGGCGTTATATACGGGCAATTACTACAATACTTGAGTCTACTAATTACAATATCTTTATCGGCTTTAAAATAACCAACAAAGTTTTTAAAAAAATCCATTAATACATTTTGTTAGGCTTACCATTTAATAAGTTGCCCATAGAAGGTGTTCCCATGTCTCTAGGGCCACCTGAACCAGGCTTTCTCATCGTTGAATTACTGCCCATTCCTGAATTATTACCCATATTTGGCATGCCCATACCTTGATTACTACCAAATTTAGCATTAAATCCCATTACATAATCATTATACTGCTCTTGCCAGTAATCAGTGCCTTGTGATTGAAATGGAGAAATATTACCAGCTCCTGGGCCTTGTGTTTGCAACCAAGATTCATAATTAAGAGGTTGGTCAATATTTTCTATTGCTTGAGGCTCTCTATTTATTGTCATTGGTTTTGCCATTGGTCTTTTTTTAGTTCTATTAGCCAGACTATCATATTTATCTAATCTTTTTAGTTGGTCAAACATAAAATTACTCATTTTCTATCTCCTTTGGTCGTTGAACTTCTTCTAATTTAGTACCATCAAACCCTTTAAATACTGCTCCTGATATTTGTGTAACTTTAGTTTGGCTTTTATCTTCTAAATCCATTATATCAGATAATTTAAACAATGCTTTTAATCTAGTATCAGACTTATCAGCTGTTTCGGCTTCACTTTTAATGCCTTTTAATATATATGTCTCATTTACTCCTAGTTCTTCTAAGACTGGCTTTAATTCTTCTTTCATAGCTGTTCTAATCCTTTCTGTTTTTACTAAGTCTGTAGACTTTTCTTTAGCATACCTAATATTATTAGTAGGAAATGCTTTAATATATGCTTCCTCTGCTCTAAGACCTTGAGATAAATACAAGACGAAGACTTGTTCTGCCTTACTAAGCTTAGTCCGATCCAAGAGAATCTGATCTGGACTTTTATGTCCTCCAAATGAATAAATGTTAACACGTTTAGACGTGTCCATCTTAGCATTTGACCCTATAGGGAATGTACCAGTGCACGTTCCTATATATTCTCTGACCTTATTTTTACCTTTCGAGCGTAACATCTGCCCTCGCCTTAATACTTGAATCACACATTCATCGTCTGCTAAGACCCAATCTCCTATGTGACCATTCCTCCAGTCTTTAACTACCTTTAGGCTTTTTGGCAGTTGATCGCTTGGTTCGTACACGCGATGGTTTATCTTTCTTATCCTGTACTGCCTCATTTGAAACCTCATTGATTATTGTTAATTTCGAATTTAAGTTCTTTAAATGACTCTCAATATGGCTAACCCTCTTTTCTAGTAGTCGCACCTCTTCGTCCTTAACTTTAAGCTTCTCTGTTAATGTCCATGTGTCCATTGTTTCTCCCGTTTATTAACGAGGCCGCGCCAGCGGCCGCTTACTTATGCTTCCGCTATATCATCATCTAGTAAACATGCTATGTCCGAATCACTAAAGTAGTTATTCACGTTAGCCTCGTATATTATCTTTGTTTGATTAGGAGTATCATCGATTATTTGTTCTTCTATATACTCGCAATTATCTCCGTTATCATCAAACTCAATAGTTAGTATATACTTTTTTATAGCCATATCAATTAACTCCTTTCTTAAAAATTTATGTCTATATATTATATACTTTATTTTAAATAATCAAGTGTTATTTTAAACCCGTAAGTGCCTTATTTACAAGGACTTACGTAAATAGACTTATATCTAATATGCTTTGTGTAACCAATCCAAGGTTTTGTCGAAGAGAGAGTCAAAATATTATGATGTTTCACGACGAGAAAGGTTTAAAAATTGTGCCATTTTATCGTGTGGTCTTTTAGATATATAACCGCCCTATCGGGCGGATTTCCAAAAGGAAATTTTAGTTAAAAATCATTTAGATTTTTTTGATTAAATAATATTTAGATTAATATGATATAAATTAATATGATATAAATAATAAAGGAGATAGACATGAATACAGGTGGAAAAGAGTATTATATGAAGTTATTAAGAGATTGTTTTGCTAAGTTTCGTCCAAGGATTGAAGCAGCGCCTAGTAAGGGTGGTTGGGATCCTATCTTTAAGCAGAAGACAGCGTCACAGTATGATGTCATCAAGCAGAGAGATGTGGTACTTCAGCAAATATTGAATGAAGCAAAGTGTTTTGGTATAGATATAGAATTCACTGACCCTGAATCTGAGTATGTATCACCATTTGATGGAAAGACTACAGAGTAATCTGTAGTTTTTCTTGATAAAGGACACATAATGTTATAGTAAATGCATATGTATATATAGTAACTGTGTGTATATGTGTGTATTTATAGTATAAACTTACACTAAACACCATCTGTAATAGAACTAACCCAATAATTCTAATCTGGGGTCATAGTTCGTTGATGTACGTTTAGGATTAAAACTAGCCGTGAACAGGCTGATATGTAGTTATTATAGTAACTAATGTTATTACACCTATAAATGTAATATCTAAAGCATATCTGTAGGTTCGACTCCTACCACGGCAATAAACTGGAGAGTATATGATAAGATATATGGTGGGTGGAAGTGCAGGAACAATGTTTGAAAGTGAATGTAATGAGTGTAAAAACATTTACCTATGGAAAGAGTTAGTAGTAACAGAATATGACATAAGTCATGATAGTAGAGTACATAACAATGTTAAAGAAAGACATTGTGTACCTTGTCATGAAGATAAATACACTAAATTAAATATAACTGAGGAGGAATAATCGATGGCAAATAAATTAAAGTTAGACACAACAATGTTACAAAGTACTACCGCTATGCATTTAATAGCATTTATTATAGTACAAAGAGAGTTATTATTAAAAGCAGTAGCCAATCAACCTGTATCTAGTAAAGATTTAAAAGAATTGAGCGCTGATTGTGAAGAAATATTAACTAAACACACTGAAGCATTACACAAGAGGTGTGGCACCAGAGTATATAATAAGAAATCAGAAGATTTGTATGATAACACTGTTAGATATACTGGTGTAGTAGGAACAATTAAGAGGGAAGAAGTATAGATTTGTGGTAGTATAATGTTAAGTAGTGACCTGATCAGTTGCTACTGAAGCATTATATTCAAGTAAGGAAACCTGTGGGGGTAACCGTAAGATTACTATAGGCTTAGCGGCTATTTTAGTAATTAGTAGTGCCCATGTCTTTTATAATGAAGAGGCGCAGGTAATATATTTGAGGGTTTGCCTTATATTGTTATTAAATAATAATGATATGGTCTTAACAGACTAAATATATGTAGGTGCAACGGAATAACAAAAAATAAGGAGAAATCCTATGCTATTTGTTATCGGCATTTAACCTATACTATTATATATCACCGTAGTCTCGGTATGTATAGGGAATGGTATTTTATAGTGAATCTTATAATGTAATAGGCGTCAACCTGTTATTAATAAGGTAGTGACAACTATTATCATTCATGTCGTGAGGCCAAAAGCCCATTAGAGACAGAGTACTTTGGAGGTAAACAATAATCCTCCCCTTAGCCATAATTAAACTTAGATAGTGAGGTAATATGAGAAATCATATAAAAGGTCTATTGGAGGTTTAATAACTCTTCAGAAAATGGTACCTAAGAGAGTTATGGTAGCTATCTAACAAATGTGTGTAAATGAGAAAGAAAAGCATGTATTATTGATTGGTGCAGGCCTATCCTGTGACGTAATACATAGAAGATAGGTGTGAGCAGAATACGCAAAAAGCCATTTAGTGGACAACTCCGAAAGGGTAATCTGTCCTATCTTCACAAATACTGCTGATAAGGTTCTATGAGCAAGATTAAAGTACGGGTTTAATGCGCCGTATGCCTTATCTTCAATAATAAATATAACTAAGGAGATTAAATGCACAAAATGAGTAAAGAATCAGCATCATCACTATCAGCAGCCTATAGTGAAGCAGCAAAATGGAAAGAAGCTTTTGAAATTGCTGTTAAGTATATGAATATTTTAATTAATTATTCACTTGAGGATAAAACATTTGAATCTGGTGTTGTAAGTGATGAAGAAATGATAGATATAAAATTTCATGAAGAATTAAAGAAAAAATTAGGTATTAAATATTAATAAAGAACCTCGCTGGCATACCGTGAAGACTTGTGATTCGGATGAGCATATGCGGTTACAAGTAATAGTATGCCAACAATTATATAAAGGAGAGTAAATGTTAAAAGTAAAAGTAATAAGGTTAGATAAGACTGGTAATCTTACAGAATATACTATGAATTTTAAAGATACCAAGAATAATAATTTAGAAATAGAAAAATTAGCTGATATAGCTGAAGATTGCTATGTAGATCAGTTAAATAGCTGGAAATAGTTAACTAAATACAGAATAGGAGGCCAAATATGGCAAATGTTAGAACAATAAGATGGTTAGCAGGTGGTGGATTTGTTGACAAGGAAGTGACTTCATCAACAGTATCTCAATTAAGATCAGAGTTAGAAATTAGTCCAACGGCTGATATAGCTGTTAATGGCACTAATGTGGCGGATACACATGAACTTGAAGATGGTTCCGTAGTAGCAGCTGTTCAGAATAATAAATCTGGCGGCAGTTACTAGTTTAGTGTAAAGAACGATGAAAGGGGTGGTTTCTCACCTACTCACACTTACTGCCCCTTACATCAAAACCAAGGAAAGGATACAAATGCAAGAAGAATTAAATTATAAAAAAGATGTATTTGATTATGAACCAGATATAAAAGCGTTAATAGAACAAGTACAGATGGGACCTCAAGCTAGAGTATTAGAATTAATAGAACAATTCAACGATAATTATATTAATAATCCAGTAGGAGATGATTATAGAAGAAGTTATTATTATCATACTGGAGGCAAGGAACTAGGTATTACTAAAAAGTTTTACTGGAAACCTGGTGCTTATGATATTATTAAGCAAGTTGTTTATTATCAGCAAGAGTTATATAAAAAAGCTAATAGTTTAACTAAGGTAGTAGAACGAGCTAGAGAAACAATGAGTTATAGAATGAGAAATTTGATGAATAATATATCAGAAATTGAAGCTATACTTATATCATTTAGAGCTCAAGGTCAGATAATGCAGGATAATACTGATGATGTAGTAGAGGCTTGGAATGTATTAAAGAATCATATATCTCGACAATATGAAGCATCTAATCAAGCTTTTAGACTTAAACTAGAAACAGTGTATAATAATAATGATAATAGTACTATAATAGATTATTACATAGCAGTAACATACAATTATGGCGATGTAGTAATTAAATATAGGCATGTAGAAGCACCCGATCATATAGCAGAGATATTGATACCAGGTGAAGGTCATTTGACTATTAAAATATCAGTATCAAGAGCTATTAATGCAATATTGTTAGCTAAGAATATGGACGTTAACAATATACCTGCAAGTTCAGTTGTATCTAGAAGAAATAATCATAAAAGATGGTTGTATAATATTGGTGGATATTACAATACATTTGCTGATTTACATCATCCTTATATAGCAAGACAAGGTAGTTATTACACTAGAACTCATGCTGACACAGATTTTAGATATGTATGTGTGGGTAATATGGACACAGAAATAGAAGCTTGTATTAAATCACTTGATTTTATATCATTAAAAATATTCTTTGATAGAATAATGACACATTATGATACTAATACAGGTCCATTAAACAGGATAGAGACTGCTTATCATGGCAATCCAAACTTTTTAGAAAATAGTACTGAGTATTATTCAATAGTTGGTAAAAGGTCATGGCAAGATTGTAACTATATAAGCGAACTAAGATATTTAGTGGAAGATGAAGTGCCTTTAGAAGAATCATACTGTGATAAATACTGCGCTATTAGAGCTAAATGTGATGCTTATCAAGAAGCCGTTCAATCTACTGAACCTTTAACACCTGAGCAAATAACTCAAAAAGCGTTAGAACATGCAACTTTACAATTAGTTAACCAAGGGAGACGATAAAATGGAAGTATATATAAAACAAAAAGACTGGGATAAAATTATAAATTATGCCAGAAGCTCTGAAGAACAATGGGGCACAGAAATAGGTGGTATGGCTGTAACTAGACAAGATAAAGATGGTGATTGGCAAATTCTAGACCCAGTTATACTAAAACAAGAAGTATCAGCAGCTCTATGTGTATTAGATAAAACAGAGTTAGCACTATATTATAGTAAAGCAGCTATGAAATATAGTGGAGACAATATAAGATTCTGTTGGTGGCACTCTCATGCTAAGATGGATGCATTCTGGAGTGGTACAGATACTAATACTATAGATGAGTTTGAAGATGGTGATTTAAGCTTTGCTTTAGTTGTTAATGTTAAAGAAGAATACAAATGTAGAGTATCTGTGTGGAAACCATTTGCTATGCATGAAGATGTAGAATTGACAATACAAGGTAAAGATGATTCGTATAATGTACCTAAGTCTATTACTAATGAGGTTAAAGCTTTATGTAAAGAACCTGAAAAGACTTGGTATAATAGCGGTTCAAGTTACAAAGGTATAACTAATAAGTATGGATATACTAGGCATCTTGGACAAACAGGTCTATTTAACAATGATCCGTCAGAAGAGAACATTATAACAATGGCGTGGTTACAGTTAATAGAGAAAGTAGATAAAGTAAACTCAGGATTTATAGCAGGAGAATACAATTATAAGAAGTATGCTAATAAAATCAAAGATTTAAACAGAAGATTAAAGAAAGCTGAAATGCCTTTATCTGTTGAATTGCTTGAAGAATGCACATTTGAAGAATTGTTGACTATAAGCCCTAATGAATTAATTACTTGTGTACCTGGATATGAATCATTAAATCCAAGTCCAGAAGATGATACAGAGTTAGACTTTTATAATCAATCATTTAACATGGGAGGAATATAATGGATAGAAATAGTAGATTCAGCGATATTGTTAGCAATATGAATGACTATTCTTACCACATACTTGGTTGCGGGGCTATCGGTAGCTCTGCAGCCATACAGTTGGCAAGAATGGGAGCAGAAAACTTTGCTTTATATGATGGTGATGTAGTAGAGCAACCAAATATAGGTGTGAGTCAGTATAATATGAAAGACGTAGGTAATAGTAAAGTCGATAGTTTGTATCATCATATTATAAATATCACTGGGAAACCCCAAACAGTCGATAAATATTTCGGTAATTTTCCACAAGACAATGAATATCAACCTATGAGTCAGCACAATGACATAGTAATACTTGGTTTTGATAGTATGACATCTAGATTAGATGCAGTAACTCATATATCTAATAATAGAAACAAACCTTTTGCTATTATTGACGGTCGTATGGGTGCAGAACATTACCAACAGTATATATTGCCTAAACCAACACTAAAGCAATACTTAAAAACATGGTATCCTGACGGTCAATCTGATCCAGAACCATGCACAATGAAAGCAACAAGTTATTGTAGTAATATGAGTGGAAGTTTTATTTGTAACGCAGTTAGAAAGTTAATAACTAACCAGCCTTACGAGAAGAAATTTTCATTTAATTTTCCTACAATGATACTTGCAAAATAGATATAATATACGTATATTATAACCCCCATCTAGGGATACTAAAAACATAAAAAACAGGAGAACTCATGGAAGAACTCAATGAAGTACAGAATTCTGTCCCCCAAAAAGTAGAAGGAGATAGAAGGTCTGATGAATGGAAATCACCACAAATAGATAAACTTGCAGCAGCTTTAGCTAAGGCACAATCTAAAATGCGTGGTGCTAAAAAAGGTAGTGTAAATCCATTCTTTAAATCCGATTACGCTGATTTAGATACTGTAATTAAATCTTGCTTTCCACAACTAACAGAAAATGGTTTATCGATAATACAGGGAAATGATACCTGTGATAAAGGTAGTTTCTATGTAACTACTATGTTATTACACTCATCAGGTCAATGGATTAAATCTAAACTAAAAATGCCTGTTGGTGGTAAGAAAGATGCACAAGCAGTAGGTGCTACAATAACATATGCTAGACGATTTTCTTTGTCTGCTATGATAGGTATAGCACAAACAGATGATGATGGTAATTCAATTCAAAAACAAGGAGTAACTAATGGCTAGAACAATGACAGTAAGTAAAGGTGGTGGAACTAATTATGGTGAAGGTTGGAAAACTGCAACTATATCTAGAGCAGCATATGGTGTTTATAATGATGCTAAATATATAGATGTGTGGTTTGAAGGCTATCCTGATAATTTCAACGCTAGAATTTATGCTAATGTTAGTAATGGTGAAGAATGGGCTATGGGCCAAGTCTTTAGATTTGCTAATGCTGGTATAACAGGTGGACTTGAAGGTGACAATGGTAAAATGGTGATCAAAATGGATGACAACCCAGGACTTTTAGCAAGTAAACAAGTTAATATATACTTATATAAAGATGGTAAATATAGTAGAATATTAAAACAGTTTGCTCCTACAGAGTTTAAAAATGTTGCTGAAGAGTTTACAAGCGATGATGTGATATACTGGAAAGGCAGAGCCGAAAAGTATTATCAAGAGTTTATTAAACCTAAAGTAATGGCTAAAGCACAGGAAGCAACGGCAGATACTAGTTTTGTATCCTCCACTACGACTAATGAAACAAGTACAGCATCGACTGATGAAATACCGTTTTAATTAGTTTAACGTGATAAGGGGTGCAATAACTGGTCCTATAAGTCCTGTATGGGAACATCATGTACAATCGATGTGTAATAAGTCCTACTAAGACATCTAGCGCACAGGCAAAGGAATATGTGAGTACCCCTTATATAACCAAAAGGAGAGGATATGATTAAAGAATTTGCGTTTGGATTATCAAACAGACATCACTTTCAAGATGCTGATGATATAGAGCAATGGGAAGGAATAGAGAATGATACATTTTGTTCTTTATATGATTATGATGATGATGTAAAAAACTATTATAGTGATAATAAATCATTGTCTGGATTCGATGGTAAGATATATATACCAGAAGAATTCTTATTAGATGTTGATGGAGAAAATACACTAGATGCAAGAGATAAATTAGGAGGTTTACTTGAACTCTTAAAACAACTAGATGTTCCCAGTAAAATTTATTTTAGTGGTACTGGGTTTCATGTAGGTATACATCAAAGTGCATTTAAATGGGAAGCTCATAAAGATTTACACATAGCTGTAAAGAAAGAGCTAACAGATAAAGGTATATTTAATATAGCCGACCCATCTGTTACAGATAAAACTAGAATCATTAGGATTAACAATACTAGAAATAGTAAATCTGGTTTATTTAAAGTTCAAATAAAAGATGATTTTGTTAATAAAATGATGAATTGTGATGAAGAAGATTTTAAAGAGTTTATTAAAAACTATGCTTCAGAACAAAAAGACGTTGAGCCTGTAGATCCTGTAGATAAGCCTGTATTTGATGTTATGGTTAAACAAGTAGTTAACAAACCTGTATCTGTAGAAGTAAAAGATGACGGTAAGCATCATACATGCATTCAAAAGATGATGGAAGGTGCTCCTAGAGGTAAAAGACATATGGTTGCATTACGTATTGCTGCATATCTTAGATGGAGATTTCCTAAAGATATAGTATATAACATTATGGAAACATGGCGACAAAAAGTTAGTGTTCAGCATCCATTTAAAGAAGAAGAAATGGAGAATATTATCAAAGGTTGTTATGATGGACATGGTGGACAAGGATATACATATGGCTGGGACGACCCTATAATTAAATTCTATTGTGATAGTACATGTAAATTGCATAGAGGTAGAAAAAGCTTAAGAACAGAAAATGTTATGAGTGCTTCTGCTATGGAAAAAGAATTAATAGAATTCTATGCAAAAGATGTAGACCCTATCAATATAGGACATTTATATGGTCAAGACTTTCCTATATATCCAGGTGAAGTAGTTATTATACAAGCTCCACCTGCAAGTATGAAGACAATGTTATTACAAAACTGGATAGTTGCATTAAAGAAACCAACATATTTTATTGAGATGGAAATGTCTCCAAGGCAAATATGGTCTAGGTTTGTAATGATAGAAAATAAATGGACACATGAGCAATTAGAACAACATTACAGTCAATTGCAAAATGGACAAGAAGATAAGTTTGACTATCTTACTGTAGATTACTCTTCTCCATATCCTAGTGATATAGAAAAGAAAATATCTATGATGGAAAACAAACCTGAACTTGTAGTAGTTGACCATATGGGTTTATTTAAAAGTAAACGTCAAGATAATAATATGAAAGTAGAGGAAGCTTCTCAAGCTCTTATGGAACTTGCAGTAAAATACAACGTAGTTGTGTTTGCTGTTAGTGAGATTAGTAAATCAGCTTTTAAAGAAGGTATGGATATATCATCATCTAGAGGTTCGTTTCGTGTAGCATATAATGCTAATAAGTTGTTATCGTTAGCACCATATAGAAACAAAGAAACAAATCTTATAGAAATGATACATGTTAAAAGTGATAAGAATCGTGAGAAGGAATTTCTTAACGTAAGATTAAATGTTAATAATGTAAGGATAGAATGATGAAACACAAGGAAATGATAGCTCTAATAGATAGGATACTTGACACAGTTAAAACTATGCATACTGAAGGTCAAAAAGAATATGCAATGAATAAAGATAATGTATTTGCTAATTTTCAAAGAATAGCTAATCAAACAGGGAATGCACAGGAAATGGTTCTTTGGATATATCTTATGAAGCATATAGATGGTATTGCATCTTATATTAAAGGTCACGTATCACAAAGAGAAAATGTAAAAGGTAGATTAACAGACGCTATAGTATATTTATGTATACTCTGGGGAATGATAGAATCTAAAGAAAAAATGGAAGCCTTAAACAGGCAACAAGCTGAAGATATGTTAAAACAGGGACTACAAAAAAAAATAAAGGAGGTAAATAATGGCACGAGTTACATCGAGAATAGCTTATAAAGAGATTAATGAAGATGGTACAGTAGTATCGCAAAGTGATTATATTAAATCATTTGTATACGATATACCTCATCAAGACAAAGACTTTGGCATAACACTTCGAGAGTTAACTAGAGTTACAGGATTCGACATTAATGCCGTATCAGGTAGGGTTAATGAACTTAAGAAGTTTGGTAGTGTTGAAGAATGTCAGAAGCGTAGGTGTCGGATCACAGGTCGTTTAGTTACGCCAGTGACTTACGTTACTGATTAATTGCTAATATAATAGGGGAGTCAATGCTTAGAGGCTCCCTTATTATGAAACAAAGGGGAAGATATGAAATATGTAAATAGAAAAGCAATGAAGATTAGAGAATCAGGGCGTAGTAGTGATTTTATTACTCCTAGCTTTGGTTTTGGTTGTTTATACAAGTGTACGTATTGTTATATGCGTAGACACGTACCAAATGGGCTTACAATAGCTCAAAATCCTGAAGATATACTAATAGCAATAGAGAAACATAGTGAAGAACTTTCATGGCCTAAAAAGCCTAATCAAACACATCAAGAGTATTACAGTTATGACTTTAGTTGTAATGAAGATTTTGTATTACATTCTAGGTATCATGATTGGAGATTAGTATTTGATTACTTTAAGCATCATGAAAAAGCTATGGGTACTGCTGCTACTAAATATGTTAATAAAGATTTGTTAGATTATGATGCAGATAGAAAGATAAGAATAAGGTTTAGTATAATGCCACAGAAATTAGCTGACAAGTTAGAACCTGGAACATCTAAGATTATAGACAGAATTAAAGCAGTTAATGATTTTTATGAAGCTGGTTATGATGTGCATTTAAATTATTCACCAGTAATAGTACATGAAGATTCTAGAGATATGTATATTGATTTATTTGAAACTGTTGATAAGTATGTTGATAACAGTATTAAAGATAAAGTAAAATGTGAAGTGATATTCTTAACACATAATAAAGCAATGCACAAATACAATTTAGATAATAATAAAACAGAGCAAGAAGAGTTATTATGGAAACCTAACATACAAGAAACTAAAGTATCTCAATATGGAAGTGTTAATATTAGGTATAAGTATGATTATAAATGGCGTTGTATATCAAAGTTTAAAGAATTACATAACTTTGTATTGCCATGGCAAGAAATAAGATACATCTTCTAAGGAGAGAATATGGATTGGCAGATTTGGAACAAAAGGCAGAAAGAAAAAGAAAAACTTAAAAAGCGTTATAAGAGATTTATGACAGATTCTTATGGTTCAATTATGTTTAAGTATAAGGATAGGAGGAAAAATGAAAAGAAAAAGACATTGGGGTAAATCTAGAGTATACTATTGTGAAAAAACTAAAACAGTTTGGCAATGGAATAGAAAGCGTAAAGTATATAAACTTCCAGATATGCCTACATATGGACTTATAAGAAAGGAAATACCTAATGAGAGTTACTGAATACATACATTTTGTTACAAGAAAGGATTTAAAGCTAGGTAGAAATCCTAAGAATGATGATTATACGCATTTTACACCGTGGAATACGCATAAACGTCAAAGATACTTATATCAATGTAAACTAAGAGGAAAGGAACCTGTACAATGAGCTATATGAAACAGATGTTTGACGAAAGAGATGATCAGATTGACAACTTAGAAGGCCTAATTAAATATAGACATGCTTATGATATATTTATGGAATATTTTGATAATTTACCAGATGAAGATAAAGAAAAACTTCATAAAAGATTAGAAGGTCTTGGTCTTTGATATTTGGAGTAGTCAAATATTTAGGTAAAGTTAATGAAAAGTGTAATATGTGCCATGACATGAAATATACTGACAGATATTTGTGGATTGGCTTTATTACTAAACAAAAATTAAGAATATGCGCTAAATGTGCAGAAAGGGAGTCAGGTAAGAAAAAATGGAAAGAAAAAAGCCAACAATTAAAGAAATAGTAGCTAAAGTAGAGATGCTAACTAATGTTAATAATCTTGCTATTCAAATGATTGAAAATATAGGTAATTCTTTAAAACAATATATAGAGTTTAAAAAAGATGTACAAGATTTTCATGAATATCAAAAAGAAATATTAGAAGCTAGTGCTAAGATTAAAGGAGAATCAAATGGAACAAAAATCATCGGTAAATAAGGATTTATGGTTTGTATGTGATAAGTGTGGTACTGAGTATGATGAGTTTTTAGAGGAAATAATACCAGCAGAACAAATAAAAGGTAGTATTGAATGGGCTTATAGTTCAACATCAGATAAAAATAAGTGGGATGCATTAGAAAAACTAAGAATAAGGGAGGAACATGAAAATAAAGAGCGCGAAAGCGAAGGGTAGAAATTTACAAAATTACGTAAGGGATAAGCTACGATTAATCTTCGTAGACATGTGGACTAAGTTGCCACAACTCGAGTATGATGATATAAAATCTCAAACTATGGGTATGGGAGGCGAAGATATTGTTCTATCTCCAATAGCAAAAAAGCTTATTCCTTACAGCTTTGAATGTAAAAATACAGAAAGACTTAATTTGTGGAAAGCATTAGAACAATGTGAAACAAATTGCGAAGATAGAGAACCTGTATTAGTTATAAAAAGGAATAGAACAAAAACATATGCTATTATAGAATTTGATAGCTTTGCTAACTTAATAAAGGAGACAGTATGTTTGGAAGAAAAAGAAAAGAAATAAATGAGTTAAGTGTATTAAAACAAGTAATAGACAGTATGGAAAAAGATGGTAACTCTCCTGAACATTTAATACGAAATATTGAATTGATAGGGAAAATTGTTGTTATTTTACAAAGATTTCAAAGTGAAATGACAAATCAATTAGCTAAAAGTTAAAAAGAACTTGGTTTAGTTTTCTTTTTCCTAGCTTTGGATATGTGTATCTCTAATCTATCTAGCGCATCGCCTAGTTTTTTAGGGATCACACGTCCAACATTTTGTTGCATATCTCTAGCTCTAGCAGTAGGATATAATGACATTTCATGTTGGAATGCTGTTCCTATACCACCATTCATAGCAATTTGACCAGTATGATATAATATTCTACCAGCTTGTATATTAGCTATATTAGCAAGTTTTGCTATTTTAGCATCATCGCTAACACTAGCCATATCATTGTAACCTAATGCTAATTCTAACCATTCATTATCAGAAA